CGGCACTAATGAGCCGTCCGTAGGGGCACGAGACGTGGTGTCCACCCGCTTGGAAGATCACTTGACGACGACTCCCTCGCAGCATCGGTTTGGGTTTGCGGATCTGTAGATCCGGACCCTTCCAGTGCTCGATCAGTCGAAGGCAAGAAGATATCCTTGTTGGTGGGCTTCCGTCCCGTCCCCTTGTTTGTGGTAGAGCCTTCGCTTTTCCGCAAATACTCCGACCAGTCCAATTTGAGGTGTTTGGAGATCAGTTCGATTGTCGTCGTTCTGCTAACCTTACGCTCAGCGGTTGACCTTGACAGGATGTTAGTCAGGCGTGCAACCTTCTTCTTGGACTTCAGGTGACAGTTCTTAGAAATGATGTGCCTCGCGGCCTTCTTATTCTTTGAACTCAGTGATGAATTCTGGATCATCTTCAGCAAGGATTCTAGGGAGGTCTTGTCAAGTTTCCGCCTGCGGCGGTCTCGGGCCAACCACTCCTTGCGGCTGATGGGACGTGTCTCGACCTTGTCATTTCTTAGGTAATGAGAGGTCTGAGAAGCAGCTTTGACCGCGATGACCGCGTCGCTAAGCAGGATGGGGTCTTTGATCCTCTCATGCCCGGTCACGCTAGAGTCGCGCAGCTCTTGAAGCACAACTGTTGTGTCTTTGTCTTCAGTAATACTATTGTTAACCTTCCCTTCCTTGACAAGAAGGGCAAGGCCACCAATGGTTAGTTGACCGAAGCCATTTCCACCGTGCTCCACACGTCCTGGTCCAGTGCCACGTGGAATGAGGTGCCGGCGCACCTGGTTGCTGACTTCCGGAAGGAAGGTGTTCTTCCTCAAGTTTTCAGCAACACTGTAGCAATTCTCGGTTTGTCTGGCGATGAGCTTGGCCGCGGTTATTTCAGAGAGGTGACCCACATCGTGGGCCTCTGCTCTATCCCCGACTTGCTCGACAATCCGTTCGCAAAACACACCCCGTTTGCCGAAGAACGATTTGGACTTGTTCACCACCAAGCCCATCTCCTCCAGGCAGGCTTCGTACCTGTTCGCTATTGGTCTCGACCAGTAGCCTACCAGATCGTCGCCACACACGGCGTATGTTTCGCGTCTTGCTCCTGCTTTCCACGCAGCATAGCTGTTGATGAGAGATAGGATTATCCATGTAGGGCCGAGGCCCATGTGGATCCCCCTTGTCGTGGGGGGGCTATCCCCGTCAGAGGTTCGGACGCGGTGGGGTCCGAACATACGCTCAACCACACGTTTGTCTTCATCGTCCATGCCGAGCTTCTCGCAGAGGAGTAATCCAACGTGAGTCGCAAGGCGATGATCGATGTAGTCAGTCGCTCTCGAAAGATCTGCAGAATATACACAGGCTTTTCGCCTTCCTGTTGACTGCTTTTCCAGAGAGATCGGCGTGTTGGTAAGCATCTGACGAGTTACCGCGAAATGTCGTAACTGACTAATCCAGAGGGATGTCAGTCTTCGCGCGTTATGAATCTCATCAGCAGGATGAAGAGTCACTACTCTGACCTTACCTCCCTTCTCCACGAGGGGCAGAGGTTTGAGTGGTGTTGGAGAGTCTTCCTTGATGTACCTGCGACGGCAGGCCGCAC